TAGGAATAAAAAAAAGTATATGGGTGACCATAATAATGTTGTTTATAGAAGTTCTTGGGAATTAAAATTTCTTGCCTGGTGTGATAATAATCCAAATGTTGTTGAATTTTCATCGGAAGAAATTGTAATTCCTTACAAATCTCCGGTGGACGGAAAATATCATAGATATTTTGTTGATTGTTTTGTCAAAGTAAAAGATAAAAGTGGAAATGTGAAAAGTTATTTAATTGAAATAAAACCAAAGAAACAAACAAAAGAACCAGAACAACAAAGGCGAGTTACCAAAAGGTACATCACTGAGGTCACCACATGGGGTGTCAATCAGGCCAAATGGAAAGCGGCCACAGAATACTGTTTAGACCGTAATTGGGAATTCAAACTCATCACTGAGGACCACCTAGGCTTGTAACTAAATAAGTCATGGCTACAAAACCCTCCCTCCTTACTACACTTGCTGAAGAAAAATCTGCTGCTGTTTTGCAGACGATGAGCCGTGAATCAATGAAATGGCTTGTTGCAAAGGTTGCTTCACTTAGAAATCCACTTGCGATTTCTGTTCCAATGACCAAAGAAAAAAGTAGGTTTATACCAAAAGGTGCTAGACCTGTACCAAATGCAACCAAAAAATTCAGAATTGGTAGTATGTATTTCTTTGTATATGATCCAAAAGGCAAGAATGATTTGGATTATTATGACAAGTTTCCTCTTGTAATACCACTTGAATCTTATTCTGATGGTTTCCTAGGATTGAACCTACATTACTTACCAATGCGGTATAGACTATATTTCATGCGTAAATTGATGCCAAAGGCGATCCTGAACGATGATAATGAAATTATGCGTCTGCGTATAACTTATGAAATCCTGGCGGCATCCAGAAAGTATAAAGAGTTCAGGCCATGCCTTAAACGATACTTGTATTCACATATAAGGTCTAGGATACTTGCAGTTGAACCTGAGGAATGGGATGTGGCAATGTATTTACCAGTACAACAATTCAAAAAGGCAACGGCATCTAAGGTTTGGAAAGAATCCGTAGAAGAAATAAGGAATTCATAAATGGCGGCAACAAGTTTACGTAATTTTATATCAAGTTTCACCAAAGATATTGCAAGAAGCAATAGGTTTGATGTTACCATTTTACCACCTGCTGGATTTCCGTTGATGCTTCTGTACAATAGAAATTTGTCCTTGCGGTGCGAGGCTGCACAACTTCCAGGTAGAACATTTGATACAGTTGAACAAAAAACATATGGTCCAATTGAAAAGTTTGTAAACATTACCACATACACCGATTTGGACCTGACATTCATTGTTGATGATGATATGGTACAGAAAGAATTATTTGATGCTTGGCTTGAACTTATTAATCCATCATATACAAACAATGTCGCTTATAAATCCGATTATTGTTGTGATATGATTATTAACCAATATGATGTATCAAACAAATTATCATATTCAGTGCGTATCATTGATGCTTTTCCAATGTCCGTAAATCAAATGGATTTGGATTGGAGTTCTGACGGCTACCATAAATTGGTAGTTACATTTGCATATACGAGATGGGAACCAAACCAGTTTGTCGTATTCTGATTTTACTATAAGGAGTTATTATGGCTTTACCAAAAATTGATGTGCCAACATATGAAATTGATTTACCGGTTTCAAAGAAAAAACTTAAATATCGTCCGTTTCTAGTTAAAGAACAAAGAAACTTATTGATGGCCATGGAGAACAGTGATTCTGGTTCTGTGCATAGTGCCATCTATGACATTTTACATAATTGTACTTTGACTGAGAATATTGACATTGACAAATTGCCAATTATTGATGTTGAATTCTATTTCGTTAACCTTAGAGCAAAATCTGTAGGTGAAGTAATTGAATCAAAATATCGTTGTAATAATATTGTTGATGACAAAGAATGTGGCAATACAATGGAACACAATATCAATTTATTGGATGTTAAGGTGCAGATAGATGAAACTATTTCTCCAGATATTCAATTGAATGATAAACTTTCTATTAGAATGAAGTATCCAGAGTTTGGTATTGTAAAAGATTCGGCTGGTATTGAGGATGAAACTGAAATTACATTCAATATGTTGGCTCGTAGTATTGAATACATTTATGATGGTGACCAATTCTATTATGGTAAAGAAACGCCAATCCAAGAGATGGTAGAGTTTGTTGAAAACTTGAATCAACAACAATTTGAAAAGATTGAGAATTTCTTTAACAATCTACCAAAGATGAAAGAAAAACTTGAAATGACTTGCAGTAAATGTGGTTTCCATCATGTGATTAATGTGGAAGGCCTTGAAAGTTTTTTCGTATAACCTTTCGTCATGATAACCTGAGAAATCATTATAGGACAAATTTCTCTTTGATGCAGCACCATAAGTACAGTCTAACTGAATTAGATAATATGATGCCATGGGAAAGGGACATATACATTGCAATGTTAGTCCAGTATATTGAGGAAGAGAACCAGAAGATAAAAGAAAAACTAAAAAAATAAAATGGCAGAACCATCAGACAAAACTAAAAACTCAGCTGGCAAAATGTCCTTAGGTGGTATTGGTAAGTCGTTGCTCGGTGGTGCAAAGAAGTTTGCTAAATGGAATTTGAGACACAATACTGGTAATTTGTTTAACAAAAATTCATCTTCTGAGTTGGTTGACAAAAATAATATGCCACCTGCCAAAGTTTTAGGTGAAATCTATAAGATGATGAAGATTATGGATGAGGACAAAAAACTCAACCATGAAATGGTCAACAGCCATTTAGAATCTGAAGAACTAAAAAAAGATATAAGAAACAAAGAAATCATCAAGGCTCTAACTGGTAGAAGAAAAAAGAAACCAGTTACACCGAGAAAACGCAAAGCCAAAAAAGAAGAAGAACCAACACCATCTACTGGTAAAGGTAAGGGTAAAGAACCTGAAAAAGGTAAAGAACCTGATAAAGTTCCAAATAAGGATGCTGATGCAAAGAAAGCGGAAGCAGACAGAAAAACTAAAGAAGCTAAAGATGCTGCTGACGCAAAGAAAGCAGAAAATGACCGTGCAGCTCAAGAACGAGCTACAAAAAGAGAAAAAGAAGAACAAGAAAAAGCTGCAGCAAAACAAAAACAATTAGAAAAAGAAAAACAAAAGGCCAAAGAAGATAAAGATGCCGCTGATAAAAAAGCAGGCGAAGCACAAACGGAAGCAGAAAAAAGAGCTGCAACACGTGCTCAAGAAGAAGCAAATAGAAAAGTAGCCGAAACTGAAAGAAAAGCAGCTGAGGAAGCAAAAGCTCGTGCAAAAACTGAAGCAGAAAGAAAAGCTGCTGAAGAGGAAAGAAAAAGATTAGCAGAAGAAGAAAGAAAAAGGCTAGCTGCCGAAGCAGAAAAGAAAAGACTGGCTGAAGCAGAAAAGAAAAAATTAAAAGATGAAGAAACTGCCAAAAGATTAAAAGATGAAGAAAAAGCTAAAGAAACAGCAAAAAGAATAAAAGATGAAGAAGAAGCTGCACGGAAAGCGCAAGAAGCAGCAACTGCGGAAAAAAATAAACCAGCAACACCTGCAACGCCAGTAAGTTCATCTCCTGCAATACCAGCAAATCCATCAGGAATTTCAACCACAACAAAAGTTGCTGTAGGTGCTGCAGTTGTTGCCGCTTCCTCAACTTCTTATGCTAAAATTGTTGAAGTTGGTAAAGGTTATAATATAGTAGAACTAGAAAATGGTGACATTGTAAAAAAAGAAGGAACGAGAAATTGGAGAAATAATAATCCAGGAAACATAGAATATGGTTCTTATGCAAAATCAAAAGGTGCTATAGGAACAGATGGAAGATTTGCTATATTTCCGTCTTATGAAATAGGAAGAAAAGCAAAATCCGATTTAATATTTGGAAAAAATTATGAAGGTAGACCTTTAGGTCCGAGTGGTGATAAAAAATCAATGATAGAAAAATATGCACCTCTTGTCGAAAATCCAAATCAACCGAAATACTTAGAAGCGATTAAAACTGGATTGAAAAGTATTGGTGTTTCAGAATCTGATTTAACCACAAAAACTATGACACAATGGAATGAAAAAGAAAAATCTATAATTTTAGATGTCATGGAACAACAAGAGGGTTATAATTCCAAATCAGGAAGAAAAGAAACGATAATAGCCAAAGCTGATACAAATAAATTAACACAAAATGGTCCGAATACTGGAAATCAATTAAATCAATCATCTATACAAAACCAAGATGGTAAAAAAGAATTAAATGGTCAACAGCAAGGTTCTCCGGGTGGTACAAATACCACAGTTATAAACCAACAAAATGGTTCACCCGCAAAAAATACCGAAAATGAAGATGATAGACCTGGATTCTTCAAAAAACTTTTTAAGTAATTAAAGGTAACTAAATGGACAATCAATTAAACTATAGACAAGCCAGACAAATCAGAAATCGTTCTGTATCAGACTTAATTGCTGATGAAATGATTCGTGGTAAAGGCCTTGGTGGTGCCATTGGTGGTGCAATTAGTCTCAGAACAAAAGCACGAATGAAAGGCATCAGAGAAAAATTTGATTTGCTTAACATGGTTAAAGCTGTGACTGGAAAATCTCGTCTAGCCACTTCTATTATTGGTAGATTATTTGGTCGTTCCAGAGAAGATATTGAATATTTTGCGGGACGTGCAAGTCCAATTGGTGAAAGAAGAAAAAAAATAACAGGTCTATCAGGCCAAGGCGAAGGTGAAGATACCAGTGGCATGAAAGTGGTGTTGAATCAGATTCTTACGTTCTTACAGAAGAGCCATGAAAAAGATATGGTACTGAGAGAAAAAGAAAATAATCTCAGAGAGAGTGCAAAATTAAAAGATGATAAACGCCATACGGATTTATTGAAAGCATTGGCTAATGTTGGTTTTGGTGGAACTAGCGAAACTGCTACCAAAGAAAAAGAAGGTGGTTTATTAGATGGTATTATGAGTATAATAAACGGATTGAAACAACAATTACAATCTATTATTGAGGATTTCAAAAATGTTAAGAATTTTTTGACTGGTATTAATTGGCTTAGTAAATTAAGTTGGTTGAGATTTGCTGTAAATCCATATGCATTGGCAGCCATGTTAGTTGCTGCTGGTATCTTTGCAATATACAATAATAATAAAGAAATACGAGAAGCTGCAGCTGAAGGTGATGTAGAAAAATTAAAAGGTTATTTTGCTAATAGTACAGGCACAGATGCTGATATGGCTGGTGTTGATAGTGGATACAATAAAGAAAGTATTAGAGCTGCTTTAGAGGCCTCTGCGGCCAAAGGTTCGGTAAAAGCTCAAGCGGCCTTAGAAAATTTTGATAAACTCACATCAGAAACTGCACCAGTAAAAAGTGAAAAAGCTTTGATGAATGAGTATTTGCAATCAAAAGGATTTTATGATGCAGGCAATGGCAATTATAAATCATTATTAGATTCAAGTAAAAAACCAACACAAGC